CGAGGCAGCTACAAGTACAAAAGAAAAAACAACAACGATAAATACGACCATCGTAGAAATCGAAACCGAAACAGAAACCGAAAGCGAGGATGCTGTGACTACAGCCCCTGAAAATACACCTGAGGAAACTCCGGTAGATACACCGGTCGAGGCTGAAAAGGTCGAGGCCGCTCGTAAGATTATCCGTCCGTCAGTACTAGACTCACAAAGACTACGTACTCCTATTAACTCAATGGCAGCGTACACAGAGCACAAGATTAAAGCTGCTCTAGGTAATGATGACTCTAAGCTATGGGTAACTGCAGCTGATGACTCATTTTCTACAAACCCTGCATTTAACCCAACTCAATACCTCTCAGAGTTTGTAAGTAATACAAACTTTGATACACCAATGATTAACGCCCTATCTCAGGGAGTTTTGCCACAAAGCGGTATGACTATTAGCGTGCCGTCACTTGTAACTAGCGCCGGCGGTCAGTCAGGCGTTGCACCTGTTGTAACAGTTGAGGCAGAGGCCGGAGCTGTACAAAACACAGGTATGGTTACTCAATACCTCTCAGGTACAGTTAAGAAGTACTCCGGTATGAATACGATTTCAGTGGAACTCCTCGAAAGATCAGATCCAAACTTTTATGCGGAATTAACTAACCAATTACAGCGAGCCTATTCTCTTGCTACAGATGCTGCAGTAATCGCAGACGTAGTAGCAGGTGGCGTACAAGGTACTGCAGTAGCAGCTACAAGCGCAGGTATTATTTCTTACGTATCAACAGAGTCAGCTAATATTTACAAGAATACAAGCTACTTTGCACGTAACTATATTGCCGGTCCATCACAGTGGAGCCTACTAATGGGCGCTACAGACTCAACAGGTCGCCCAATTTACAACGCAGCGGCACCTATGAACTCAGGCGGTCTATCAACACCTACAAGTATCCGCGGTAACGTGCTCGGCTTAGATCTATACGTAGATCACCAAATGGTCAGCACAACTATCGACGACTCAGCGTTTATTGTTGCGCCTGAGGCGATGACTGTTTACCGCAGCCCACAGGCGTATATGTCTGTAAACGTCGTATCCAACTTGCAGGTGCAGGTAGCGATTTACGGCTTTATGGCAACTATCGTCAAAATGCCTAACGGTTTGGTGCGTTACAACCTAACCTGATAAATACCTATAGCAGTCGGGAGGGCTCTTAGCCCTTTGAGCTCTCCCGGCCCATAGTTAGAAAAGGAGTAAGCAAGTGGCAGCCACTTACGTAACAGAGCAAGAGTTACGCGATAACCTCGGTATCGGCGATTTATACAGCGATGCCGTTGTAGAGGAGTGCTGCCAAGCTGCTCAGGATATTCTTAACCAATTTTTATGGTTTGACTCCGCGCCGGTAGTGGGGACCACGTTACAAAATAACGTAGCTACCGTAATGATTGCTAACCCGGCTATTTTTACAACCGGTCAAAGCGTTACCTTAAGTGGGTGCGGAGCTACTTTTAACGGTACTTACACAATTACCGGCACTATTCCGTGGAGCACTGGGACTACAAACCTTATCCCTGCTATTAACTGGAATACGAACGTATGGAACTGGCCTAACGGATATAGCTTTATTCAGTTTGCTAAGACTGCAGCTAACGTTAATTTCTCTCGAGTATTGCCTTACGGCTCTGCAGTAGGAGCGGACACAAAGACAAACAGCTACGCAACAACGCCTGCAGTCCGTGAGGCAGCGATGATTTTAGCCGTAGATATTTTCCAAGCTCGACAAGTTAGCCAAACAGGCGGCGTATCTATCGACGGTTTTAGTCCTAGCCCTTACCGTATGGGTAACTCAATGATCGGCAAGATACGCGGCCTTATCGCGGGCTACACAAACCCAGGAGCTATGGTCGGATAATGCCTACTCCAATAACTACGCTCCGTGCGACTATCGCAGCGGCTTTAGCTAATAACAATGTGTGGAATACTTACGATTTTCCGCCTCCAACTATTACAGCTAATAGCGTTATTGTCGCACCCGGAGATAGTTATTTAACCCCAAGCAATAACACAAATATAAATATTTCACCTTTAGCAAACCTAAAAATTATTATGACGGTGCCGATGCTGGACAACAAGGGCAACCTCAACGGTATAGAGACTCTGGCCTGTGCAGTATTTAAGAAATTGGCTAACTCAAATATCGTAATGAATATTGGCAGTATGTCGGCTCCCTCAGTACTTAGCGTACAAAGCGGGGACTTACTCACCGCCGATTTTAGTATAAGCGTATTAACGAGCTGGGAGTAAAACAATGAGCTACACAGATGAAGATATAGCGTTTTTAATCAAAATCGGACAGATAACCGAGGCTGATAAAAAATCAACAAAAGCAGCACCCGCACCTATCGAGAAAACAGAGGAATAACAATAATGGCAATTTATCTTTCCAATACCGTGCAGGTCACGCTTAATAGTGTGGCCCTCACAGATCACGTAACAGCGGCCACAATTAACCGCACTTTTGACGAGCTCGAAGTTACAGCTATGGGCGATACAGCTCACAAGTTTGTTAAGGGTTTAGAGGCAAGCACAATTACTTTAGATTTCCTTAGCGATACTGCAGCTGCAAACGTAAACGCAACACTGCAAGCAGCGTGGGGTACAACAGTGCCTATTACGCTTAAGCAAACAAGCGCGGTAACGTCAGCTACTAACCCGCTATACAGCACTACTATCTTGGTAAATAACACCACAGATATTAACGGCGCTGTAGGCGATATTGCTACACAGTCAATTACATTTACTTGTAACTCACCTATCGTAATCACTACATCCTGATAAAAGAATAAGGGGCACACAATGGCAAGACTCAAAATAACAAGGGCAGACGGAAACGTAACTGAGCATCAGATTACGCCACGTATAGAGTATGCCTTTGAGTTGTACGCAAAAAAGGGGTTTATGAAAGCCTTTCGCGATGACGAAAAGCAGTCAGATCTCTATTGGTTAGCTCACGAGTGCTTACGCGCAAGTGGCGAGGTAGTACCGGTTTTTGGACCTGAGTTTTTAGATACTTTATCTAAAGTTGAGGTTTTAGACGATCTCCCTTTGGGATAGTGGGGCGGGGGTCTTTTGGGTATCTAGTAGCGCAGTTAGCTATAGCTACCCATATCCCGCCCCAATATTTACTAGAGCTAGATGTACCAATGTTCCAAAACCTGATACAAGTATTAAACGATCAAGCGAAGGAGGCGCAAAATGCCCGTAGAGTTAAAGGGAGTGCGCGCCACCGTTAAAGCTATGCGCAAGTTTGACCCGGACCTCCTTAAAGAAATGAACAAGGAAATACGCGGTGTAATGATCCCTCTCCGCAATAAGGCTCGAGGTTATGCACCTAGTCCGCAACCGGATAACCTTTATGGCTGGGCCGAGGGCAGCGTAGGCAAGAAAATTACAGCTCGTAACTCTGCCTTTAGAGCTGCTACTGCCACAGGAGAGAAAAGATTATTTCCTTTGTACGACCATAAAACAGTTGTAGCAGGTATTAAATATAATCAGTCACCAAGCCGCCGTAATCGCAGTGGGTTTAGAGCTTTGTATTACATTTCTAACCTATCGGCAGCCGGCGGTATTTACGAGACCGCTGGACGTAAAAACCCGGGCGGAGATCCTGCAAGTAAATCTAATAACTCTAATGCGGGTAATCACTTTATTAACCGTATGGGTCCTTTGTATGGGGATAAACAAAAAGAGCGCGGTCGCCTTATTTTCCGTGCGGCTTATGAGGATCGCGGCAAGGCTCAAGATGCGGTTATTTTGGCCATATCTACAGCTATAGGAAAGTTTAATAAAATTAGCAAGGGCAGTTACGGGCGGGCAGCATAATGGCACTACCTAATTTAACGTTTAGCGTTGCCTCGGAGTACGACGGTAAAGGCTTAGGAAAAGCTCGTAAGGACATAAACAGTTTTGATAAGAGCGTTAAAAGTCTAGGCCGAACTCTAGGAGCTACTCTTTCAGCTGCGGCAGTTGTGCAGTTTGGTAAAGCCTCAGTACGTGCGTTTATGGATGCTGAGCGTGAGGGCGTTGTACTAGCTAATACAATGAAAAACCTCGGCTTATCTTTTGATACCTCAAGGGTTACAAATTACATAGATAGCATAGGCAGACTTTACGGCGTGACCGGCGAGCAGGCAGTACCGGCTATGCAGGCCCTATTAAGTGCTACGGGATCAGTTACGAAGTCTCAGCAATTATTTAACACAGCTCTTAATATTTCAGCCTCTACAGGTATTGACGTGGCCGAAGTGGCTAAGGGTTTAAGTCAGGCATATTTAGGTAATCGCAAAGCTCTTAACCAATACAACACAGGCTTAACTAAAGCCGAGCTACAGTTAAAATCTTTTGACGAATTACAAGAAATATTAGATACACGCCTTAAAGGCTCTGCTACTGCTGCTGCGGCTACTTACGCCGGACAATTAGCAATACTCAAAGAAAACGCAGAGCAGGCTAAAGAGGTAATAGGTAAAGGTTTAGTAGATAGTTTTGTGGTTTTGGCTGGAGATACAGGTATAGGTAAAGCTACTACAGCTATGGACAATTTTGCGCAAGCTATATCAGACACTATTTACGGCCTTGCTTTAGTTGTAGCTGAGGTACGTAAGTTAGATGCAAGCATCTCCGGAGGCACACTAGGCCGCCTTATTGCGTGGAGTATTAAATACTCGCCTGCGGGCATCTTGAGAGATTTAGGCGCTGCTCAAAGAGTTAAGCCACAGCCATTTACTACACCTATGAGTATTTCAGGGCAGTCCACTACTAATAGTTTAAGCCAAGTAGAGAAGTTACGTATTCAGGCTGAAAAGGATGCAGAAAAACGAGCTAAATCATTAAGAAAAATTGAGCGA